ATCTTCTGCCATATCTCGATTAGCTTCTTGTGCTTGAACTTCTACATCCATATTATTTTGTTCAATCATTTCACCTCTTACACTTTTCATTAAAGCTTGAAAATCTTTTTGTTGGATACGGTTATGTAAAGCCCTAACCATAGTCATACCATTTATTTTTGCAAAAGCAGTTTCTTCAATAAGATCTAAATGTTCATCGTAAGTTAGTTCAATACCACTTCCTACCGCAGCACCACTTGGTAAATTACCTAATGTTAATTCATCTGAAGGTTGTGTAATTCTTGCACCTATTTCATCAAGAGTTGTTAAGACTGTATTATTTATACTGCTTGTTTCTTTAATTGGATTAATAACACTCATAGTATCAGGACCAAAACCAACTGGATATTCAATAATTGAACCAGTTATAAAGTTTCTCATTGGTCGTAAATCGCCATAACCAGGAACTGTTGCTTTTATTTCATTATGAAACTTTCTTAACCATATAAAACCGTCATCACCTGCTCTTACTTTTTTATCTAATATTTCTCTATTAGAAGTTACATTTCTTTTAACTGATCTACTTAATGAACTAAAAGGATTTACTGTTGCTGCTGCTCTCCTTGCAAGCCAATTTTGAAGAAACTGTGGTTTTCCTAATAAATCAGCAAGCTCAGTTATACCTTGTAAATAAGTTTTATTTGTAATGTTACGACCTAATGCAACAGAAGCAGCCACACCAAAATCATCACGATCTTGTTTACTTAAACCGCCTGTAATAGCTGCTGCATCAGCAGCCATCATTAAGAAAGAAGCCCAAGGGTCTAATCTTCTGAAACTGACATATTCATACCTTGGTTTACCATCTTTACCCATTCTTACATTGCCATCTTCGTCTTTTAAAAGAAATCTAAAGCTATAAGGTTGCCAACCTGTTGCTCTTTTTTGATTAAGCATATTGAAATTAGAAGGTCCACCACCAGTAATTGCTAGTTCAGACATTGGATCATTTATTGAAAATGCTGTAGCACCTGCTATTGACCATATTGCACCACCCAAATACATTTCACCTCTTGCTTTTGCTGCTACAGATGGATCAGTACTCCTAAGTGCTTGTCTATATTCTTTCAAAGCCATATTAAATCCAGGTGTTCTTCTTACTTGTGCTTTAAATATATTTACTGGTGTCCTTACAAAAGGTAAGACTACCCTTCCAAAAGGGTGTCGTGAGACTCCTTGTATTGCACCGCCTAAACTATCTTCTGGTAAATCAGCAGTAAATGTAGTCTCAGCAGCATATTTTTGTGCTGCTTCGTATAAATCTATAACAGATTGATCTTCTATGTTTGCCATGCTGTTTTTATTAACAATTTCAATAGTGCCATCAAATTGTTCTTTTATATGTCTTTGTAATTCAGCACCTTGCAAACCTTTCCTCATGCCATCTTCCCAAGCACTTGCTTTTACATAAGCTCTAAAATTTAGTTGTTTAAAAAATTCATCTTCTGCGAGTAAAAACCTACCTGGTAAACGAATGATAGTACCTAATCCATTTATCATATTTGCTAAATTTCCATCTCCTTCCATTCTTATTTGAAAACGATCAGCTTCTTGTATCATTGCACCAGGATTAACAATATTATCTTCAATTTGAAATGCTTGTTTTGCTGCTTTTAATGAATCGGTAATAGATGACATTAGATAATAAAGTTCTTTACCACCTCTCATAGCTTGCATTGAATCAAATCCTTGACCCGAAATAGAACCTAATGTGTTTTCTAAGGGTCTTGCTAGTGTATTTAAAGCAGTGGACATTATGTTTACAGCGTGTGTTTCTGGACCTGATAGTATTGAGTTTATAAAAATTTCATTTTGTATTTTTACTCCTCTCATAAATTTACTTTCACTAGCCATCTTTTGTAAGGCTTGAGGATTACCTTGTGCAGCTTGTAATTTCTTTGTAATTATTCTTAGTCTTTTCCATGATGCCTTATCACCTTTTTCAGCAGCTTCTATGATTTCTTTAATTGAAAACTCACCTAATGGATCAGTTGGTTCTTTTACTGTTCCTCTAATATCAGTCGCTTGATCTATTGCTTTTTCTGCTGGTGTTCTACCTGCTAAATCATCTATAGAAGCTGCTACATTACCTACTCCACCACCTGCTCTGTTAGCAGCTAATGTTTGTGCTGGTACTGTTTTTAAAGGTTTGTTAAGAGTAATAAGACCATCTAATACTTTTGCTTCTGTAATAAATTGTTCTTTTAACTCTTCAGTTAAACCACTTTTATTACCTGTAGCTAAAGTTTCATCTATAGTTTTTGCTAATGATGCTAAATTAATAGCATTTCTATTCATCAATTTATTCATCGCTATTAATGTTGCAGGTAAGTCTTGCTCTCCTCCTCTGCCATATCTAGCATTAAATTGTCTTGCATACTCTATAGTTTCTTGTGGTAATTGACTGTTTGCAGAAATAACCATATCTTTGAATGTTCTTTTGTAAGGCCAAGCATTATTAGCATCAAGTTCTTTTAATTTGTCTGCTTCATCAAGAATTAGTTTTTGCACATCAGGATCACCACCACCTGTAAATTTAGGGTTGAATGTTGTTTCTACTTTATCTCCTTTTTTTACGACTTTATTAGGAAGGTTGAGATCTATCATTTCATCGCCAAGATTATCAACGACATTATCTGTCATTAATATTTCATCTCGCCTTGCTAGTCTTTTTATTATCTTTTCATACAACTCAGGTGTTTTTTTAATTGCTTTTACACCTACACCAAAAGCAGTAAGAGCTTCACCTGCTACCAATCCACCACTTGCTTGCCTAAAACGTGCTTCAGCTACACCTATCTCCTCTTGTGTTTTAGCTTTCAAAAGATCACTTATAGGTGTTGCTAATCTTGGATGCTTGTCAATCATATTGAACAAGTTTTCTTCATATGGATCTTGCACAACAGCGTCAGTAATAAAACCTGCGAGAGCATTTCTAGTCCAAGCATTGTTCATTCCTACTAACTTTGTACCTTGTAGTCCTTTACCAATAACACCAGCAGGTAGTAAAAACTGTGTTATAGCTTGTGGCATTGTATAAGCCCAATCTTCTTTGTCACTTTTTATCTCAAGACCTAATGCTTGTAAGTCTATAAGTTCATTATTATCGTATGGATTGCCAACAGCGTAATCATAAATATCATCTACAAATTCAACAGTTTCATTTACAGCTTTTAAAGGACCAGATAAAGCACCTCTGATAACTTTAGAAGTTTTAGTTTTTTTTAGTTCTTCTCCACTTGTTTTTAATTTTTCACGAAATTCTTTACCAGCTTCTTGTCTGTTTTCAAAAAAACGACCTATTGGATTTGAATCAGTCATAATTAATTAGAATTTTGTTGAAATCTTCCTTGTTCTGACAAAAAGTCAAGAGCATTGTTGTAATGAGAACCTCCTTGATTTAGCTCTGGTAAAGCACTCTCTACTGAAGTTCCAAAAGAATCTTTTCTTGTTAAGCCATCAGTATCTAAAGTTGATACATTACCTGTCAATATAGCTGCATATAACTCTTTTACGCCATGTCCTGGTTTAACACCTCTATCTTTTAAATACCTTACAACTGGTCCTAACATTTGCTCTTCAAAACTCATACCATCTCGGTATCCATAAGCTTTACGTTCTGGAATACCAAATTGAATTAAACCTTTAAAATTATTATTTTCTCCACCTATTATTTGAGGATCAAATGTACCCATTGTTTCTTGTGAAATTACAGCAGCCAGGTCTTCGGGTCTTACTCCTAATTCATTTGCTGCTGAGACAATAGCTTGTTGTTTGCTACCATCAGTGATGTTAAGGGTTTGGACATCACCAACAGGCATTATAAGTTCTTGCCCTGCCTGTATAAGATCTGCATTTGTAATGTTATTTTCTCTCATAATTGCTTCTACTGTTGTACTGAACTGGTCTGCCAATTGTGTAAGAGTGTCTCCTTGTTCAACAGTTACTGTGGTTGGAGTGTCATCGTCAGTAAACGCACCAGCTTCTAAATTAGAATTTGCATCACCTTGAATATCATCTAGATTATTTGAATTATTGGTTGGATTTTTCCCTGATTCAATAATTGTAGCTGGATTCATTTCTCTAGCTTTATTTATATATTTCAATTTTATTTCATTTATCTTATTAATAATTTCTAACGTAGTTGCTTTTCTGCCAGCTTCACTTGTTCTATATTCATATAATTCTATTTTTGCTTGATTATAAAAATCATTAACATTTCTTGTTCCACTATTATTAAGTTGACCAGTACCAAAAATACTCATCACACTATCTTTTCTAAATTCACCAGTTAATTCTGATTTGAGTTCTGTAAGACCTTTATTAATTTCTGTATATAAACCTTTTTCTGCATCATCTGTTGCATCTAATAAATCTTTTAAAAGTGTTCTATTTTGTGGTGAATTTTCTACACTGTTAAACCAATTCATAGCAGCATCAAAAGAACCTTCTTTAGATCCATATGCGTTTGATTGTATATTTATTCTTGTTTCAGCCCAAGTTGTTCTACCATCCATATCCAAAACATTACCAGTTGATAGTATATCTTTTGCTTTAAATGGATATTTTTTTGCAGTGTTTTCTAAAATTCTTGGATCACCAGTTTCTATGAAAGCTTTTACATTATTCTCAATATCTTCATCTTGCAATCTTTTCTTTTGCAAGTCTCTTCTTTTCTCTGATTTATAAACATAATCATTAACTTGTCTTCTTAATGTGTTTACTTTACTTTGATAGTCAGGATGAGATGTAAGGTTTAAACTGCCACCTGGTCCATAAGGAAACTTCTCTGCTATAGCTAAAATTTCTTCTGTACTATCTATATCACCATTACCCGAAAGGCCTATAGCTTCTGCTGATTCGGTAATAACTTTTACTAATGTTTTATTTATATCACTTCTATCTTTTGCTGGTAAACCTAAATTATTAATAGTGTTTTCAAAATCAAGTATTAGTTTTTCATCTAATGTATCAGGACTAATAATAATATTTTCTACTAAAGGAATTGCTAAAGATTTAATATTTTCTACTTTAATTTTTTTAAATTCTTTTATATGGTGTGATGATACTGTTTCAGTCGCAGATGCCAATTTTGGCAAGAAATGTTCTGCTACATAAATTGATCTAACATCACTTAATTGATCAACTACCTTTTCTCTTTCACTTGCTAACCAATTTTGATATTCTGGAGAATCAATAGAAAATTCACTTAAAGACTTTCCATCTATTCGAGTTGTTTGATAACTTGTTGATAAATTTGTTTCAAAGTTATTACCTAATATTTGAGCTTTTGTTTTTTGATATGCTCTGTCAGCAAAAATGCTACCTCCAATCAATTGTCTTGCTGCATCTTCACCCTTATTTTTGCCAATTTCTTTACTTGTTTCTTTAAAACCTTCAAAGGATTGTTCAATAGCAATATCCATGCCTTCAGCTTGTTCATCTTCAATACTTCTTTTCATAAACATATCAAGCACTGGATTTACTGCTGACAAAGCTTTTGTTAGTTGACTAAATCCATCTTCTTCTATTAAAGGTACAGTACTTTGCCTGACAAAGGTATCAACAGGTCTTGCTGAAGATTGAAAAGAAGTACTTTGATAACTAGAAGTCATGCGTTATATAAACCTGTATAAGTTCTTACACCAGCCCCTAAGAAATCAAAGATACCACTTGTATTTTGTTGAGCAGTTGCATAAGCTTGGTTTTGTAAATCAAGAGCTTGGTTACGTCTACTATCTCTTTGAGCTAATAGTCCTAAAGCATTTCTTCTATATTGACCTGTTGCAGATGCCATTGTTTGATTTATGCTATTTCTTAAATTAGCTTGCTGCCTACCAGCATCCCTTGCCAATAATGATGCAGTACGACCACTTAATCCTTCTGTAGCTGCAATAGCACCTCTAGCTTGTTGTCCTTGTACTGTTGCTGCTAATCTTTCTTGTGCTTTCGCTGCTCTAGTTTCTTTTAGGTTGGCTGCTAATCCTTCTTGCTGTTGTGCAAAAGCTCTTTCTGCTGATAGTGCTTGTCTTCTTGCTGCTTCATATTGATAATTTGCAGCCTGCCTAGCTGCTCTGTTTCGTTGAATCATTTGCGCTCCTTGGATTCCTAAGTTTGCATAGAATAAAGGTGCAGCTTTACCTAAACCTAATGCTAATGGGCCTGCAACAACGCACATTTAAGAGATCCTCAGAAATTCATAGAATGGTTTACTTTGATTTCCATATTCTTCATGGTAATTAATAAAAGTAAACCCAAGAGCTTTTAACCACTTTATAGCAGAATGGTTCTCTGCATATACCATATTGTATAGCATTTTATAATTTTTCAATAGGCTGTCCACCCATTTTCTACCTTCTCTAATTAATTGTATTTTATATTTTTTATTAGAAAACAATTCATCAGTTGCCACCATCCAGATACAACCATCAGCTATAACACCGCATAGACCTATAGGCTTGTCGTTATCATCAGCTATAGCCATATTTGTTTGACCATATAGATAAGACAGTCGCAATGCTTCTTCTGGTTTTTTGCCTGTTTGGTAATAAGCTTCAATTTTATCCATAACTCTCATGTTTTTTGCAACATGATTAAGATCACTTAGTTTTGATTTTCTTAAGTAACCCATTAAATACGTCTTGATCTCATATGGAACATAGCTTCATATTCTGCACTTGATAATATTGTTGGCAAGAAACTGTCATTCTTTACATCAATAGTAACTCTATCTGCTCTACTCATTATCGGTACTTTAAATGTACCTGTCTCTAAATTAATTTGACCGATAGTAGCAGAAGAAGCTCCTAGTAAACGACCAGTAAATAAATGTGTTGAGGTCGTATTATTATCAGGCGTAACTTCTACTTTAAAAAAGCCAGTATCTTCAAACTTAATATAAAAATGTTTTAGTTGTAAACGACCACTAATAATTTCACCACTCTTCTGCCCTCCTGATGATTCTGTAAGACGTTGTGATGAAAACCTATAGTGCATTTCAAAAGGTTCACCAATAATAAATTTAGAGTTTCTTACGTCTGCATTAGAAACAAGAACAGTAGATGTAGTTCCATCTGTTGTATTAGTAGCTAGAAGTTTTTGACCAGGTTTTAGAGTTTGTGTTGCACCTGATGTATCAACAAAAGTACTGGTTTCTCCAGATGCTAAATATCTACCAAAAAATTCCATATTAGCTGTGAGTTTATATGGAAGAGTAATTGTTGAAATTTTTGTACTGCTGTTATAAGCAATAGAAACACCACTTGTGGCTTCTGTAACTTTACGATCTAAATGATATTCAAATGTTGCATTAGGTTCTTTAAAATCTGATGCAAAAGGTATTTTTTCTAAATCAACTTCAGTATTACCAGAACTTACAATTTTTTCTGTAACAATAAACAATTCAGTACCAATAAAATCTATATTTTTTATGGCTCTGCCATCATCAAATGTATATGTAAACCAAGAATTTAATATCTTTTCTGATCTAGATCCATATAACCATCTGTTTACATAGAGAATATTAGGATTGGTTGCACCTAATAAAACTAAAACATCTTCATTGGTTGATACTGCAACTTTATAAATATCATTTGGTATAAGTCTTGGTATGTGAATTGTAATGTTTGAAGCATCTCTTACTTCAATGCCTTCTTGTGATATATATTCCCTAACACCTGCAAAGTCTCCTTTCTTTGTTAGATAATAAATAGAACTACCAGAACCTACAGGTGGTGCAGAATCAGTTGATTCAAATTCAGTTGTAACAATGACGTTAGCTGTTTTAGGTGTTAACGAATCAGATGAAGACGTAAGGTTGAATTGCGTTTGGTCAGAAAATAAAATTAATTTCTCACCCATGTTTACAGCGTTTTTTAAGATAGCAACTTTAGTGTGAGATGCAGCTACATCAATCGGATCACTATCAATAACTGTTAATACAGTTTCTGGAAAGAAATTAAAGAACTCAGAAACCCTTGATAAAACAACATTATCATCTGCTAAAAATCCTAATCTGTTTCTAAAGAAAAATACGTTGTTAATTTTTGATCCAATAAAAGAAGGATTAGGTGCAGATTCTTCATCACCTACAGTACGTTCACCCCATTTTGGTAACTCAAAATTTGTAGCTGAACCATCAATAGTTAAGGTATAAGTATCTCCATCAACTCTTGCAAATCTAAAATTACCATCAGCTTGTCTAATTAAGACATGAGGCATAGTGTCATAATTAAATTTAAAAGTAATCCCTGCTTCTACTGACTCTTCCCACTGACCTTCTTCAAATGTACCACCATTATTGGTCACAAATTTAACGTAGTAATTATCAAAGTTAGTTGATTCATCACCTTTAACTTCAACAACCATTCCGTTAGGTGCAACAGTTGGTAAGTCAGAAAACTGCTGTACTGTATTTTTTACAGTTGTTATATGTGTATTACCTTGTGTGTCTGTAGAGTCTATTGAAAAGTTTGAATTATCATTTTTCTTAATGTGTAAAACAGGGCCATTACGAGCAATAGTAAAACCAGTAAGACCAGAATCAAGACCACTTTTTATTGCTGCTGCAACAGTTGCTGTACTAAGAGGATTATCTGATGAAGTGTCTTTATTAACTGTTACTCCATCTACCGTTACTGAATATGTAGTATTATCTGTGACCTGGTTAAAAAATACTATTGCTTGAGTTCCACTACCTGCTGATAAGGTTGAATCCATTGCAGCAGTAATACTTGTATTAACAACAAAAGTAAAATCAGCAATAGTTATAGTCTTTATTTGTGATCTGGGAGTAGTACAAGAAAGATAACTTACACCATCAGGTTTGTTTACTGTCTTTTCAGTACCATCTAACTCAAATACCCTTACATTATTGGTTGTAAATATAACAACATATCTTTCTGTTACATCTCTATTGATAGTAGTTATATGAGGACTGCCGACAGTAGTTTCACCAGTTATAAGATTAGATACAAATTGTGTGCCAGAACGCTTTGCTAGACCTAATACAGGATCGCTGTCAGCATTATTTTGTATATCTGCATGATCTGCTTGTTTTGTTGAATCAGCAGCTTGTGAAACTCCTCTGAGCAATGTAGGTATTGCTCTTGATACTACAGCCATAGTTACCTAATGATTGCGTTTGCTGGTGAATAAGTATCAAAGACACTTGTTAATGATGGATCTCCTCTTAAAACATTATGATCAGCATTACTTAGATCAGTTTCCATAAGTATTGCTCTTGCTCTTGTTTCGTCTTGTTGTGTGTAACTTCTTAATCCATCATCACTAACTAACCTATCAACAAATACTCTTGCAGCTTTGATTGTTATATATCTTCTTGCTGGTTCTGGCATCTCATCAAAATCTCTAAAATAAACAACAGTGCAAATCAAATCCTCATCAAATTCATACTTGTTATTTAATCTGTCATATAGTTTTAAACCACGTTGTATTGCATCAATCGAAGGGTGTTGATGAATATTAGGATCTATTCTTAAAACATCAGTAGGTAAATCTATTTGTTT